AATTATGCGAGCATCTAGGAATACCACTAGAAGAATACAACATCAAAAAATATGAAAGTTGGGCAGAAGCATTTAAGGTACGTGAATTGGATCACGGACATGAAGCTGCCATAGGACGTGGTATGATTACGAACTTCCCTGAGTGGACATCACCTTTCTGGAACATGTCTAGGAATGATGATGGAACCAGTAGGAAGATTGATGTTATATTAAACGGTATGGAAACTATTGGATCTGCTGAACGTAGTACTGATAAAGAACAAATGCGTGATACCTTCTACACTATCTCTGATGGTGGGTATGCACAAATTCTTTATGATAAGTTTGGTAAGGAAAGAGTTGAGAAGGAACTTGATGCATTCCTTGAGTTTGATTTCTTCCCTAGATCTGGTGGTGGGATAGGAGTTACACGTATCATGCAAGCGATCCCTGATTAGGGATCCCATTGTGAGGTGACGAAATTGGTAAACGTGGCAGGCTGTTTCCCTGCTGTTCGGCTCTGGCGGGACTTGAAGGTTCGACTCCTTCCCTCACAGTTTTTAAAATAGTATTTATACCTCTAGGTATAAACTCGTAGGCATTTCTTTTTGTTAAAATGTATCCAAAAAACGGTCCTTATTTGCATACATAATGGTAGAATAAGTGAGGTAAAGATGAAACCAAATCCTCTTTATCATGAGGTAAACCACTATGGAGGTGCTTAATGCATAACCGAGTTTCACATAACCAACTAGCAGGTTGGAGTATGACCGATAGTAATCTCACCGCAAGCTTTGATAGCGAATTAAATAAGATCGACGATTACTTTGACTGCTTAATTGAATGTGCAGACTTACCAGCATCATGTAAGCGCATATGTAAAACCGTACTAGAATAAAGTATCAGTACAACATAAGAGGGTGGGGTCTAAATAATTAGACCCCTTTTTTTATTATGAAAATATCTAGGATACCTGGTTGTGGTAGTTTTGGTGTCTTTATCGACGACGTTAATTTTGAGACTATCACAGAAGAAGAATGGATAGAGATAGGTAAGATCCATTTAAAAGAATTAGTAACCATCATACGTGGTGCAAATATAAAGAGAGATGTGTTCTATACCTTCATGAAGAAGTGGGGGAAAGATCGTCTTAACTGGGCTGCAATGCTCTTTCTCAAATATCCATGGGCTAATGGAGATGTTGATTGCATACGTAGTAGTCCAATGGTGGAGCAAAGTGATAAAGATCTTATTGAAGAATTTGTAAGAGTAAGAATAGGTGGTCATAGAGAACTAGGTAATATCCTTAAGGTTACTGGTAAGAAAGATAAGGATGGTAAGAGACTGGGTATGTTTGCTGAAGGAGAATTACTTTGGCACAGTAATGAAAGTGGTGACATTGCATTCACACCAGGAGTTGCTCTATTAGCAGCACAGGGAACTACCAAAAGTTCTACTGGGTTCATGACTACTACAGATTATTATTATAAAGTAAGTGATAGTTTCCGTAGTGAGATGGATGAGATGGTATTGGTCCATAACTTTACTCCAGGTAAAATCAACCCTGGATTAAATGACGATCAGGATAATTTGATGTATAAGAATATGTGTCCCGATCCAAATACTGAAATACCATTAGTCATTAAAAGTCCTGGTGGAATTAAAGGATTACATTACAGTTTCAATACTGTCACTGGTATCAAGGATATGAACTCAGAAGACGCTAGTTCGGTGCTAAGAGAGATCAGGAAGGGTCTTAACACACCTGACTATAGTTATGATCATTGGTACCAAAATGACGGTGATCTAGTACTATTTGATAATAGTATTACTCAGCATAGAAGGCAGGGAGTTACGAAAGATAGAGTTTGTTTCAGGTACTGTTATGACTATACTTACTTACAAGATGCACCATATATGCCATACTCTCAACAACCATATGTTGACAGTTACATCAGTCGCATAAACAATATCATAGAAACTTTAGACCACGAGGAAAAAGACTTCCTTTTACCAACCGATAAATACAATTACGGGACATTAAAAAATAATGACTAAAGAAGTCTATGGTGGAGGTCCATCATTTTCACCACAAAATAAAAACTTTTTATCTCCAGTAGGGTTTAAGTTCATTATTGGTAGAACCCCTAATGTGGATTACTTTTGCCAAGCAGCTTCTATACCTGAGATCAGTGTTGGTGTAAGAGAAATCCAAACACCCGTAAAGGACTATGTAATTCCTGGTGATAAGATGACCTTCGGTGATCTCAATCTCAGGTTCTTAGTTAATGAGGATCTGGATAATTACTATGAGATTTATAAATGGTTGAAGGGACTTAGCAATCCTAAAGATCCTGATGAGTTCTTTAAGTATATCGACAATGTGGATGAAGCAGGTAGAGTTGACCAAGAGAAACAAATGAGTGATGCTAGATTACTCATTCTCAATAGTAACTATAATCCAATATCAATAGTCAACTTCTTTAATATATTTCCATCAAGTTTAACTACACTTGAGTTCGATTCATCTGTAACTGATATTAATTACTTTACAGCTGACGTTAACTTCAAGTACACCCTCTACGAGATCACAGATAAGAACGGCAAGAAAGTATGAATCTAGACACTTTGAATGACATGTGGGAGAAAGACTCACAACTAGACGATGAAAAATTAGACCATGACAGTTTAGAGATACCCAGATTACACGCTAAATATTTAAGACTTTACAACACATTCACCACCCTTCGGGATCAAGGTGAGTTGGATTGTAAACGTACCTACCGAGATAGGTGGGAGTACTATACAGGTAAATCGGAAAAACCTTTTCACTTCAAACTTCTCAAAACAGATGTACCAATATATCTGGAGTCTGATGAAGAATATATGAAATCCGTTCTGAAGCTGAAGTACTATAACCAAATGGTTGAGGCATTGAAAGCTATTCTACAGGCGATTAATAACCGATCATTCTACATTAAAAATGCAATTGAGTTTGCTAAGTTCCTGAAAGGTTATGAAATCTAATGTTATTATTCAGAAGAAGAACGAAGTCTATCTAACAATTGAGTGTGAACCTCACGTAGGTCACGAGCTCGCAGACCAGTTTACTTTTGAGGTGCCTGAAGCCAAGTTCATGTCGGCTTACAAGAAGAGGTATTGGGATGGGAAAATCAAGTTATTCTCCCCAGGTACAGGCGAGATTTATGTTGGCCTTCTCCCTTATATTACTGCGTTTTGCGAAGAGAAGGGGTATGATGTCATCCTTAGGGACAACGAGTTTTTCGGACTTCCATCAGAACTGGATGAATTCGTTACTCCACAAGGGATCGGAGAATTCGTAAAGACACTCAACTTACCATTTAAAGTTAGAGACTATCAGTACAAAGGTATATACGAAGCATTAAGGCACAGAAGAAAGTTGCTTTTATCACCTACAGGTTCTGGTAAATCTTTAATGATCTATTCTCTCGCACGTTTTTGGGAGAAGAAGAATTTAAAAACATTAATAGTTGTACCAACTACATCTCTCGTTGAGCAGATGTATAAAGACTTTGAGAAGTATGGTTGGAACGCAGAACATCATTGTCATAAAGTATATGCAGGTACTAATCCTGGAACAGATAAGGATGTTACAATAACTACATGGCAGTCTGTATATAAACTACCCAAATTGTTCTTTGAAGACTTTGGTGCTATAATTGGGGATGAAGCACATCTATTCAAAGCTAAGTCTTTGACAAGTATAATGAATAAACTCTACGACTGTAAGTACCGCGTAGGGTTCACAGGTACTTTAGATGGTATGCAAACAAATCGCCTAGTACTCGAAGGTGTCTTTGGTAGTGTAGATAAGATAACTCGAACAGAGAAGTTAATTAAGGAAGGCCACCTTTCTGAATTTGAGATCAAGGTACTTGTACTAAAGCATGACAAGAGAACCTTTGATACTTATCAAGAGGAGATGGACTATCTTGTGGAGCATGAGGGTAGGAGTAAATTCATACGCAACTTGGTCTGTGACCTGACTGGAAACACACTCGTCCTGTTCAACTACGTTGAACGGCATGG